ATGTCTGGAGCCTCTAGTGGGACAGCCATTGGGGCTCATCTGTTTGGGGTCTCACCTGAATGCAGGGTGTTGATCGGAGACGAGGGAGCCGGACCCTCAAAGTCTCTTTCTGAGGTTTCATTTTCGGTTTGGTACCAAAGCCGCGCGGCACGTCTTGTCATTTTTTGTCTGGTTGCGTCTTTTCTTGTCCCTTGTCTAACCTTTTTGATTGCAGAAACCGTCATGGGCCAAACTATAGCTACCCCCTTAAGCCTCACCCTTGATCACTGGTCTGAAGTCCGGGCACGAGCCCATAATCAAGGTGTCGAGGTCCGGAAAAAGAAATGGGTTACCTTATGTGAGGCCGAGTGGGTGATGATGAATGTGGGCTGGCCCCGAGAAGGAACTTTTTCTCTTGATAACATTTCCCAGGTTGAGAAAAAGATCTTCGCCCCGGGACCGTATGGACACCCCGACCAAGTTCCTTACATTACCACATGGAGATCCTTAGCCACAGACCCCCCTTCGTGGGTTCGTCCGTTTCTACCCCCTCCCAAACCTCCCACACCCCTCCCTCAACCTCTTTCGCCGCAGCCCTCCGCCCCTCTTACCTCTTCCCTCTACCCCGTTCTCCCCAAGACAGACCCTCCCAAACCGCCTGTGTTACCGCCTGATCCTTCTTCCCCTTTAATTGATCTCTTAACAGAAGAGCCACCTCCCTATCCGGGGGGTCACGGGCCACTGCCATCAGGTCCTAGGACCCCAACCGCTTCCCCGATTGCAAGCCGGCTAAGGGAACGACGAGAAAACCCTGCTGAAGAATCTCAAGCCCTCCCCTTGAGGGAAGGCCCCAACAACCGACCCCAGTATTGGCCATTCTCAGCTTCAGACCTGTATAACTGGAAGTCGCATAACCCCCCTTTCTCCCAAGACCCAGTGGCCCTAACTAACCTAATTGAGTCCATTTTAGTGACGCATCAACCAACCTGGGACGACTGCCAGCAGCTCTTGCAGGCACTCCTGACAGGCGAAGAAAGGCAAAGGGTCCTTCTTGAGGCCCGAAAGCAGGTTCCAGGCGAGGACGGACGGCCAACCCAACTACCCAATGTCATTGATGAGACTTTCCCCTTGACCCGTCCCAACTGGGATTTTGCTACGCCGGCAGGTAGGGAGCACCTACGCCTTTATCGCCAGTTGCTATTAGCGGGTCTCCGCGGGGCTGCAAGACGCCCCACTAATTTGGCACAGGTAAAGCAGGTTGTCGAGGAGATAAATGGAAACAATTACATAGACCCAACACAGCTTCCTTACGATCACAAATGGGAGTTTCCCAGAAACAGGCTGAGTTTTGGGAAAACCTTGGGTGCCGGTGCCTTCGGGAAGGTGGTTGAGGCCACTGCATATGGCCTGATTAAGTCGGATGCAGCCATGACCGTTGCTGTTAAGATGCTCAAACCAAGTGCCCATTTAACCGAACGAGAAGCCCTCATGTCCGAGCTCAAAGTCTTGAGTTACCTCGGCAATCACATGAATATTGTGAATCTTCTCGGAGCATGCACCGTTGGAGGGCCCACCCTGGTCATTACTGAGTATTGTTGCTATGGTGATCTTTTGAATTTTTTGAGAAGAAAACGTGATTCATTTATTTGCTCAAAGCAGGAAGATCATGCAGAAGTGGCACTTTATAAGAACCTTCTGCAGTCAAAGGAGTCTTCCTGCAACGATAGTACTAATGAATACATGGACATGAAACCCGGAGTTTCTTATGTTGTGCCAACCAAGGCAGACAAAAGGAGATCTGCCAGGATAGGCTCATACATAGAAAGAGATGTGACTCCCGCCATCATGGAGGACGGTGAGTTGGCTCTAGACCTGGAGGACTTGCTGAGCTTCTCGTACCAGGTGGCCAAGGGCATGGCATTCCTCGCCTCGAAGAATTGTATTCACAGAGACTTGGCTGCTAGAAATATCCTCCTTACTCATGGTCGAATCACAAAGATTTGTGATTTTGGTCTAGCCAGAGACATCAAGAATGATTCTAATTATGTGGTCAAAGGAAACGCTCGGCTACCTGTGAAGTGGATGGCACCTGAAAGCATTTTCAACTGTGTGTACACATTTGAAAGTGATGTCTGGTCCTATGGGATTTTTCTGTGGGAGCTGTTCTCTTTAGGAAGCAGCCCCTACCCTGGAATGCCAGTCGACTCTAAGTTCTACAAGATGATCAAGGAAGGGTTCCGAATGCTCAGCCCTGAGCACGCACCTGCTGAAATGTATGACATAATGAAGACTTGCTGGGATGCTGATCCCCTGAAAAGGCCAACATTCAAGCAGATCGTGCAGCTAATCGAGAAGCAGAAAAATAAAAATGAAACTAACCGTCTTACCCACTGAACTTATAGAGGGTCCCAAAAGGCCTCCATGGGAATATGATGACAGTGATTTAGACCTTGTGCAAAAACTCGAAGCTCATTATGAGCCAAAAAGAGGTACC